ATTAAGTTTGAAAGATATCCTGTCTGTAGGAACTCCATCTAGTATGGAGACTGAAGAAGGTTCAATCACCTTTGAAAATAATGATTGACAACCCGTGAATTTTATAGTATGATACACTTCTTAATATAACTGAATACAAATATACAAAAGGAATACAAATATATGTCACTTGCAAATCTTAAAAAGTCCCGTGGTTCTTCCATTGACAAACTCGTTAATGCAGCAGCAAAGTTGAATGAATCCTCAGCTGATGTTCGTAATGGTCCAGATGAACGTGTCTGGAAACCTACTGTAGATAAGGCAGGTAATGGTTATGCTGTTATCCGTTTCCTTCCTGCACCAGAAGGTGAAGAACTTCCTTGGGTCCGTTATTGGGACCATGGCTTTAAAGGCAAGACTACAGGTATGTGGTATATTGAAAAATCACTTACCTCCCTTGGTCAGAAAGACCCTGTAGGGGAGTTAAACTCTCAACTGTGGAATACTGGTCGTGATGAAGATAAACAGACTGCACGGGACCAGAAACGTCGCCTGAAGTATGTTTCTAACATCTATGTTGTATCTGACTCTGGCAATCCAGAGAATGAAGGCAAGGTGTTCCTTTACCAGTATGGTAAAAAGATTCACGACAAGTTGATGGAATCTATGCAACCTGAGTTTCCTGATGATGCTCCGGTAAATCCATTTGATTTCTGGGAAGGGGCTGACTTTAAACTGAAGATTCGTCAAGTAGATGGTTACCGCAACTATGATCGTTCTGAGTTTTCTTCTACTGCTGTACTGGCAGATGATGATAAACTGGATACGATTTATGGTCAGGTCTATCCACTCAGCGAGTTTACAGACCCTACTAACTACAAGTCTTACGAAGAGCTGAAAGCACGACTGGATGCTGTTCTCGGTGTTAGTGGAACATTTACTCCACAGCAGACAGAAGATTTGTCAATCACTGCTGATACTGCTCCTATGAAATCTGTGGAACCAGTATCTGCACCAAGTATTGCAGACGCAGATGGAGATGATGACACTATGTCATATTTCTCACGTCTTGCAAATGAAGACTGATAGTTAGAGAAAATCCCCGGTGTTTTAAGGACTTCCCACCGGGGATTTTTTTATCTATTAGGTGCGCCGCCGATAACCTGTGTAGCATCTAAAGTTCCGTGATAGTCATTAGATGGTGCAGAAGAACCAGAACCAGCATTAACAGCAGTTGCTCCACCGCCTCCACCACCGCCAGAGACGTTGTTAGTTGTTTGATAGACTACTGTAGTTCCACCACCAGAAGCACCAGCAGCTGAGTTTAGTTGTTGGACTGCCATACCACTTTGATTTCTAATTCTTTGAATATCTGCTTGTAACTGTTCATTACGTCTTGTAATGTTAGTAGCAGCATTTTCCCCACCCGGAATTCTGATTTCATCTGTCCCACCAAAGATGGTAATGTAATCTTCTTTTGGAACTGGACCTACTCTAGCTGGGCGGGGAATAGGGTTTGGAATAGCAATCATAGGAAGTTTAAAGGATAAGTTATCAGAAATAAACTTCATCAATTGGTCTGGAATGTTTTGAATAAAAGTCAAAATTCTTCTGAAAACAATCTCACCTTCAATCAGAAGTCTATTACCAAAGTCTGTAACTACTTTTTCAATGGATGCAAAGATATTATTATAGGTCTCCGTTAAGAAGTCCATTAAATTCTTTTCTGTATCTACTGGCTCAAATCCAAAAACCTCATTAGAGTGATTCATAGCAGCTTTCATATTACTAGAGACAAACTTGGATAATCTGAATGGTTCGTCTGTGGGTTCGATAAATCCAAAAATGCCACCAGCATAATTGATAGCAGCATTTATTGGAAGCATGACTGTATCTAAAAGATTACCAAAGTTTTGAAGACCTAACTCTTCCCCGTCTTCAGGAAAATGAAAAATGTCTGTTACAAGATTAGTTACATTTTGCAGTCCATTAAATATTCCAGTAATCATATCATCATATAATTCTGCAAAACTAAATTCACGCAGAGCTTGCGCAGTTAATTTAAATCCAAGTTGGTCAGCAAGCCATGCAGCAGTGTCTTTTACTAGGTCCAATGGCATAGCAACAATTTCACCAAAAAATGCTTTAACTGCTTCTTCTAAACTATTTAAAATATTACCTTCTTTATTATACTCTTCCATAAAGGCTTCTATCGCTACAAAACTTCCAATAATAGCAGTGATAATTAAACCAATTGGTCCGAGGAACTTACCAACACCTTTAAATAATTTCAGAAGTTTCCCACTAAATGCAGCAATGCTACCTAAGAATGCCTTAAGACCAAAGAACCCCATAAAAGCACTAGCAAGACCGCCTAGAATACCTTTACCACCACCAGATGCGCCCCTAGTAGCATCACCACCTGTCAGACTAGGTGCCTCAAAAGCACCAGCACCTTCTCTCAGACTTTCTAGACGATCTAGTCTATCCTGCTTGTTTAGTTCAAGAAGGTCAGTCACTCGATCAGTTAGAGATTCCATTTCAATTCGGATATCTTTAGTCTCTACTAACTGTTCTTCGTTGACTTCTGCGAGTCTGTCAATAACGTCTGTTAAAGCCATCTATTGTCTCATTTGCTTTTGTTTCTCTGCTTCTTCTTTCAACCATTGTATAAGCATAGTAAGGTAGATTTCACGTTCCCAAGGCATCATATTTTCTAGTTCTGTTAAAGAGTATTTATGATGTTGCATCAACTGAAAGTTTGTAGTATAATGATTTACTAAACTATCATGTGAGAGGCATACTAAAAAAAATCACTAGTTCCTTTTAAGGTAACTTCATTGTCATGCTCACAACTTTCACACTTGAACTTTACGTCATGCTTCATCTGTGGCAAATCTTCTACAAACTTTCGAACCTGCTCAAACTGCTTATTATTAAATGATTCCAAGAATGCCATTACTTCTTCTTTGGGTTCATCTGCAAAACTAATCTGTTCTTCTGCTGTTTCTAGACTATCTAAACAAATAGCAAGCAAGTCAAAAATCTGTTGAGTTTGAGATACGTTATTGTTTTCATTGTCAATCATAGTATCTGTTACTTCTGCAAGAACAGGATACTTTAGTTTCAAAGTCATATCATCTGCCAACTTAATAGACTTGATAGTCTTAGGAACATTGACCTTAATCTTACTCAAGTCAATAGACACTTCATTTTGGGTCTTACACTCTGTGCAAGAAATATTGATAGTAGAAACTTCACCTACAGACTTTGACCGAATCTGTGTGAACAAATATTCAATATCAAATACAGGAAGATTGTAGACATTAATGTCTTCATCAACACAAGCTTGAATGGTATTGGAGATTGCATCTAATGCTGATTTTTTATCTTCAGATTCCATTGCAATCATTAGAATCTTTTCTTCTTTGACAAGGTAAGGTCTGAAGTTTACTTGCTTGCCAGTAGAAGGAATTTTAGTAGTATATTTAATCGACTCATTAAGTTTAGGTAAAGCCATGCTATAGTAACTCCATTAAGTAGTGCGTTCCCAATCAGTGAACGCCAGTTGTATGTTTACTTGGGTGATTTGGTTTTGTAGTCCATCTCCTAACTCAATAGGACTTACGGTAACAGGGAAAGCATTTTTTAACCTAACCCCATATACTACAGATTCGGTTTCTTTGTCTAACTGTTGGATTTCTACAGTTTTGCTATAGTCATTTTTGTATTTTAACTCATAGGTATCAAACCCAATAATGTCTTCATGCCAGTCTTCAAAATAGTTTTTAATGACGTATTCATTATCTAGTAAAAATGTTAGACTTACATCATCAAAGATAAATCCATAGGGCATCTTTTGTGTTACCATACCAATACGTCTTTCAGTAGTGGTAATCTGTCTACCCGGTAAGTTTGTTGCCTGACAAAGAATATCACCGACAGCATTCAACCCCGGAATCCTAACTCGATACCTATCCGGTCTAGCTGGTGCCTTTGCAGACATCGCTGCCTTTAAGTCTTCAATGGTTGCCATGTTATGCTCTCATCTTTCTTCTGGAGTCTTTGTATACTTCACTGCTGCTTGCCTTTTCAAAGTCTGCTGTAGGCAAGAACGTAGCAATCTCCCATTCGGGGGCAGGAACCATAGCAAGTCTAGAACGCACATGAGAACTTAGATACCTTTTCAAGCAAGGTCTAAATGCTTTTAACTTAGATGCACGTTTTAACATTTCATAGGACAACCTGAACCGAGTAGATTCATCATATCTTTCATTATTTATAGTGTCGAGCAGTGCATCTAGAAATTTTGCTCTAGTAGCAAGAGGAAGATAGTGCAGGTTCAGTCCCATAAAACCTCTAGGTGCTGGACCTACCATTACAATCAATGGGAACCTGTCATAGTAAGGCAGTGTCTCTTTGTGCTTAGGGTCATAGAAATACATATACATCTTGCCCACAGCAGGACGACTGCGCAGTTCAATAGGGTCTTCTTTCATCAGTTTACTTCTACTGACATTCAAGTTCTTTGCCTTGTTCATAAACCATGCACGGGACTCTTTACTCCGTGGAGTAATCCCTTTACGAAAGGCTTCAAACTCTAGTTTTTGAAATAGTCCTGCCATTTAGAACTTCATCCCCATTTGCTTTAGTGTGTGTTCGGTCCATATCTGAAAGTTCCACCCTCTATCTAGGCAATACTCTTTAGCTGCTTTCCACTTACATTCATTCTTAACATATTCTAGTGATTCAGATATAAATCTTTTTGTTCTGCGTTTACTCTTTGGTGGACGGGTCTGTTTATCTGGTTTAATCTCTACCAGAACAACACTACCGTCCTTCATATTTAGTTTCAAATCAACAAAATACCGATGATATTTGTTGTCAACTGCACTAATATATGGTATGATAGTCTCTTCAGAAGACCATGATTTAATGTCTTCCTGATTTTCACACCATTTGAATGCAAATCTTTCCCAACCTGAACGATAAATAACCTGTGTATGGTCTCCGTCGTATTTTTCAGGTTTCTTTAACTTGTATTTACCTTTGTAAGTTTTCATAACCACCATATAAATAAGTATAAACTATTCAAATATTTATAGGATTACTAATGGCTGGATTAAAATTTCCTATTGAACAGGATGAAAAATACAAAGCCCAAGTGCGGTTTATGGCTAAAGGGTCTAGTGGGTCATTTGGTGGTATAGCAAACTTGTATTTCCCTGAAGCAGTGAATTTTTCTGATGGATTGGTATATGATAATGCAAGTTTAGGTATTGCTGGAGAATTAGCAAGAAAAGCTGCTGGTGGATACTCTGATCTAGCTGGAGATATAGTAAATCAAAATATAGGAAAAACAGTTGCTGGTTTAACTGCGCAAGCAGGAGAGGCGGCAACTTCTGTAATGGATACGGTAGGTAGCACACAGAACTTAAAAAATATGTTTACTGGAAATAACCCTACAGCAAATGCAATTTTTAGTTTAGGCGTTCAAGGTATGCCGGGTATTGGAGATGGTGCTATTGGAGCTGGCGTTGCTGCTGGCACAGCAGTTACTGCAAACCCACATAAACGTTCTGTGTTTAGAGATGTTGCAGTCAGAACCTTTTCATTTTCATTTCTAATGAGTCCACAGAGTAAACAGGAAAGTCAATCAATTGAGAATATTATTGACTTCTTTAGAGAAAACGCATACCCCGAAACAATATTAGAAGGGTATGGATATAAATTTCCTAGCAAGTTTTTTATCACATTCTTTTATGATGGCAGAAAAATGTCTCAAGCTCCCAAACTTTTACCCTGTTACTTAACAAGTGTTAATACAGTGCTGAACCCAAGGTCTTCTTCATTCTTTGAAGATGGTAAGGCGAATGAAGTTCAACTCACAATGTCCTTCCAAGAAGAAAGAGCATTAAATAAAGACGATATTAAGGATGGTTATTAATATGTCATATTTCACAAACTATCCTACAGTCAATTATAGATTTGGTAACGAATCAACAGCTGTTGCAATTCAAGACATTGGTGCCTATATTGATTTGATTGATAGAGTCAAGGATGACATTTCTTTCTATCAAGAATATAATCTGAGAGACGGTGACAGACCTGATCAAGTTTCTAACGACTTATATGGTTCTCCTGACTATCACTGGACATTCTATCTTCTAAATGATGATCTAAAGGAAAGAGGATGGCCTTTAACCAGATTACGGATTAGTGACAAGGCAAAAGAAGAATATCCTAATATTGTCTTTACTACTAGAGCAAATATTGCAGAGCAGTTCTTAGTAGGTAGTAACATTGAAGGACAAGCATCTGGTGTTACTGGAAAGATTTTAAGAAGACGACCTGATATGGGTCAGATTATTGTAGAAAAAACACCAGCTGATAGAGTTTTCACTGGAACACCTACTATCAACAGTGAGTTAGAGATTGAACTAACTACAGCAGAAACTTTTGTAAATACTAGTGAGTGGGTAGTAGAAATAGTAACTGCTCTAGGAAATACTGTAGCAACAAACTATAGTATTGTTACCACAGAGAATAATACAAAAGCAACTATTAGTGATCTTTCATTTGGAATGACTTACCAGATCACAGCAAAAGTTCTTACTGATGCTAACTTTATTAATAGTGAATCTATTCTTACTACAGAGAATGAAGTAGACAAGAATATTAAGATTGATACAGTAGTAGAAGAATATAATGCCAAGCATCACTATGAAAATGCTAGTGGCAACTATGTTGATATCAGTCCTAATGCTCCCTTTATTCAAAGAGTGTCGCATGAAATTAGGTGGACAGGAAGTGCTGTGACAATATTAGCAGCACTATTAGACCCTACAAATCTTACTAAACAGGCAGCAGCTGCTGTTGAAATTGCTGCTGATAAGTTCATCATTGACAAAATTAATATTTCTAATCTTAGTTCTATTTTTACTAACTTTAGTTTGGACGAACTTGGTATTCAGGCAATCTTGGGAAATCTTATTCCGGGTGGAACTGCACTTCAGATTGCAGGAGTTTTACAATCACAGTTTATCAACGATGACGAATATACGATTGATGATTGGCAGACTAACTTCTTAGTAGGAGTATTAGGATTCACTGCGGAACTTCAAAGTGTTGTATCCATACAACTAGGAGCTATCATAAACTCTATTATAGGTTCTGGTGGAACTGCACCTACTTCTATTGTATACCATACATTCACTTTAGTTGATAATCAACTGGACTTGATAACTGCTACTGCTCCACAATATATTGGATTTGAGTTTAGGTCAGATGTAAATGTTGACCTAACTACTGCATTAGGTGGAGTATATGCTGCACTTCCCTTTAACACTATCACAGCAAATGATACTGAAAATCCAAAAGAAAGAAACTTTGTAACCTATAAGAATTTAGGATTTACAGGTTCGGTACTTAGTCAGTCACCATTCTTTGCAAATAAAACTACTGGTGATGATGGTGTTCTAGATAATAACTCTTCTTTTGTATTCATCCAAAATGAATATGAAGATTATATTGCTACCAACTATGATGCTATTATCCCTGCTACGATTACTCCTGTCACCTTCCTTGAACGATATGGAAAAGAAAATGAAGAGGTTAGACCTATTAAGGTGTTGAGACCAGAAGTGATTACTCAGTTTGATAAGCAGTTCAAAAGAATCTTATCCGAAACTTCAGGGGAGCAGGTTGAAACTGTTATTGGTGGTGGATTTGGAGATACTTCATACACTTCAAGTATATCTACACCTTCTACTAATGGTGGTGGCAGTAGTAGTAGTGCTAGTGTCAGTAGCAGTAGTGGTGGTGGTGGCGGGGGTAGTAGTTACTAATGAGTACTACTGGTAGACATCATCCTTTATATGTTGCACAGACAAGAGTTTTTGTTTCTTCTGAAAGATATCCACGGCAAGAGATTTCAAAGATTGTTGCAGAAGTCAATATCTATGAAAACCTTGGTCTTCCCTACATCACAGGCCGTCTTGTAATTATTGACTCTGCCAACGCATCTAATGCGGTTCATTTTCAGGGGCAAGAAAGAGTCAATATTATTGTGTTAGACTCTGAAGCAAACCCTATTATGAACAAAGAATTCATTTGTATGGGGATTGATTTTGGACAAAAAGTCGGTGATGATAAGTCTGGGTTTTCTGTAAAACTAGTTGAAGAACATGCATTACTGAGTAACAGCACTCGTTTCAGTAAAACCTATGAAGGCAAACCAGATGCTATTTGTAATACTATTTGTTCAGAACAATTAGGTGTAGCTGTAGAACCTAAAGGTAGTCCAGTGCAGTCTGATATGCGAGTAGTGTTCCCTTTCACTACATCACCCCTAGAAGCAGCAAACTGGATGGCTGCAAGATGTACTAACAATAATGGTCATCCATTTTATTTCTATTCTACAATGGTAGATAACTCTTTACAACTTGCAGATATATCTACACTGTTGGGGGAAAGTCCATTTAATAACGGTGATCCTTATATCTTTGGAACTACATCCAATAAAGGTGCTGGTCAAGAAGAAGACTGGGGAATTCTTAGTAAAAAGATTACCAACTATACTATCAATAATAATGAAGATACATTGTTAGCAATGGCAAGAAATGTTTATGGTGGATATTATAACTTTATTGATACCTATGAATATGGTGGAGAAGAAGTCATATATGATCTTCCTACTACTCTAGATAATTTACCTAAGTCAAATGGTTCTACAAAATATAACTATGATCCAGACTTTTCTATTGGTAGACCTTATCATAATGGACAGAATACCTATACTACACAGGTAGTAACACGAAAACTATTTGATGATAAGTTCTCTTTCCTAGAAGAAGAAACTGTAGACAAGCATTTATATAAAGCACAGTCCAGAGCAATTTATGGATTCTTAGATCAACAGCCTATCAATATTACTGTTCCGGGCATTTCATTTGGATTTAATAAACTTGGTAAGAAGATGGATATCTATATTCAAAAAGATATTCCACCTGAAGAAAAGTCTAATATTGATAGTGTCCGTGATAAGAAAAGATCAGGCGAATATCTTATTCAAAAGATAATGTATACGATTTTTAGTAATAGACTTACTGCTACTATTACTGCAACAAAAACAGATACTGACCCAAGCTTGGGCAGTGAGAAACTGAATCAGAATTAAAGTTATGGAAATATATAAGGTCTTACAGAAAGAGTTTTACGGAGATGATACCCGATGGTTTTTGGGTATTGTCGAAGACAATAAGAATGACCCTGAAAAACTTGGTAGAGTTAGAGTCAGGGTATATGGTGCGCACAATGCGTATTTGTCTGAAGTTCCTACTGAACTCTTGCCTTGGGCAACAGTAATGGTCCCTGCTACATATGGTGGAGTATCTGGTGTAGGTAGAAGTCCTACAGGTATTGAACAGGGTTCATGGGTCTTTGGTATCTTCCTAGACGGTAAGCATTCACAGAACCCTTTGGTAATGGGAACTATTGGTAAAATCGAACAAACTCCCGGAGAAGACATTACTCCTGAAGATAAGATTGAACCGACATCTATCAAGAGTAATATTGGTGGAGCAGGAGACACTACAAATGCTACTAATGTAGGTGGTATAGTATATGCTAATACTTCTACTGGGCAGATTGCTTTTGAAGTTGCTAAACAAGAAGGGTTTACAGAAATTTCAGCAGCTGCTATTGCAGGAGCAAGTTATGCACCATAAGGAATTATCATGGCTAAAGTAATACCCGGATTAAGAAAGAATACAGTATCAAGTAATACTAATATTGCACCTAAACCTGATCCAACTAAAACTCAGGGTGGTAGAACTGAAGATGATTTTGCTTTTGGTATTTTCAAGTTTCGTGGTCAAAATATTCTAAAGTATAATAAGTTTTGCTTTGAAAATAACCTTGACTTGAATAGTGAAGAAAATCAGATTAAGTTTTTATTCATCTTACTGAGAGACGACCCATCATTACGAGGTGCTGAACTAAAGGAAGCAGAAACTATAGAACAAGCTGCGCAAATCATTCATGAATATATTTTAAAAACTAATGATGGTCTTCAAAATACTATAGATACTGCATATGACCTTTTAGATAGGAACAGTGTGTAATGTCTACATATACTCAAGAAGTTGCACCTGCACATGATGCTACTAAGAGAGCAGTGCAAAACCCTTTAGCTGACTTATCTGGACTAGAAAAATTTGTTGCTGATAACCTTCCAGATGGATCAGTCCACGACGAAGAAACTAGAGCGCAAATCACGCAGAGACTTTTAGATAATGAAATAAACTCTGAAGAAGCAAATGAATATGACGATGATGTTGATCCTAGTGATTTGCCTAACTATGGTCCTCCGGGGACAAATATTATTAATAATGAAAAGACTGAACACGAAAACGAACCAGAGCAGCCTGGACACAACCCATTTGACGGTGGTTCTAACAAACCACTCAAATCGACTCCACCCGGTCATCCCGGCGCACTAGATGCAAACTCTGTAACTAAGAATAGTAAACTAACAGAAGAAGACGAAACAAGAGTAGGTGGTTCTACAGGTTCATATGCTTCTGAACTTTCTTTGATGCTTGGTGGTATAGCAATGTTATATGTCAAAGGTGGAACTGTTAAGTATGCAAATACATCTGCTGGTACAGGTAGTAGTGAAGAAGGTGCAGGAGTAGGTTCCTGTAAAGCTCTAGGAAACGATTTAAATAAGGTGTCCGAAGAACAGTTTGAGAAGAATACATTTATTCCAACAGAAGCATCTAGACCTGATACTTTTGGTGATTTGACAAATGTAGTGCGAACTAAAGAAGGTAAAGTTGTTAGAACTAGTAGTGGCAAACCACTATTTACAAAAAAAGGTTAAGATATAATGGCAGTAACTACAACCATAAACTTTGCTGATGCTTTCAATCCAGCATTAAAAGTTTTACAGTCAGACTTCTTAGGAGATGATGTAAACTCTATTTTTGATGTTGACAAAGTTGAAGTAGGTGATATTATTGAAACACCTGAAGAACTAGAGTCCTACTTGCGTTCTGCTAGAAGAGAATATACTGAGGTTATTGTCTATCATACATCTAGTGATTATAGGCAAAACTTTAAGAGAGAAGAGCTTCTTAACTGGTTCTTTGCACAGTATAACCAAGAAGATATAAACTTTCATTTCTTAATCTTACGGGATGGACGTATCCAGATTAATAAACCTATTAACTCTGCTGCTGAACATACTACTGTGTCTGGACATTTACCTCACAGTATCAGTGTTGCCTTTGTAGGTGGATTGAATGATGGTATTCAAGATATCAACTCTTGTTCTACTGCACAATGGAATACCTTTCATAAGTTTATGAAGTGTTTCTATGTTGTTCTTCCGGGTGGGCAAGCATTTGGCCATTCTGATATTAATCAAAATGCAACTGATCCGGGATTTGATGTTATTAAATATGTAGAGAACTCTTTTGGTAAAAGAAACACTTTGAGAAATGCAGATGCTAGAACTCAAGGTTCTTTAACTGTTAGAGAACTTATTGATGCAAGCAGAGTAAGAGGGTTTAAGTAATATGTCTGACTTAGGATTTAAAGACCCGGATGAGTCATTCCCACGGGAAGAGTATGTTGGTAAACCGACAACTAACAAAGCTGCACGGGAAGAATGGGAATCTAAAATCGTAATGCCAGATGGTGTTGCTGGCACAGACCTAGTTAAAACAGACTGGCAACCCAAGTATCCCTATAACAAAGTAGAAGAAACTTCTTCTGGTCATAGAGTTGAACATGATGATACTCAGGGTGGAGAACGTCTGTCCTATGTTCATAAAGACGGCACAGGCATTGAAATGTATCCCGGTGGAACTGATGCTGAAGATACTACAACTATACTTGTAAACTCTACCTCAAGAATGGTGCAGTTAGTTGGTGATGATTTTGTAATGGTTGTTAATGGTAACGGCAATGTTACCTATAAAGGAACTCTTAACCTAACTGTAGAGGGTGACTTTAATGTCAACTGTGACAACTATACTGTTACTACTAAAGGCAAGCAAGTTGAAGAGATTGCCCAAGATAAAGTCGAGAACTTTGTAGGTGATAGAATCATTACTACAGAAGGTAATAAGTCAGAGATTGTCTTTGGTAACTATACTCTTGGTGCTTTGAATAATACCTATATCTTTGCTAAGAACTATCTGAGAATGGCTGCTGAAAAAGATATTGATATTTACTCTGGTAGGCATATGACACTTACAGCAAAAGAGAACATGACAAGTTCTGCTTTGGCAAATAGACTTATTGGTATAACCACATCTGTTCTTGGTTCTAGTGGCACTATTGGTGGTGATAACATGGTAATGTATGGTAAGACCTATCATGGTGATGTTATTGGCACAGCACAGAGAGCAAGATATATGACAAGCACAGACCCTGATGCAGTAGAAACTGCTAAACCTACAGAAGCAATCTTAACTGAAGGTCAGGCTAAAACCTATGATATTGGTATTCGTAAACCTCTTATTGATGAAGCAATAATCAGAAACAGTATCTCTGGTGGTGCGCAAACTGCTGGTGCTTCTAGAACTCCTAATCCTAAAAATGCAGCAGATACATTTGATGATGGTAAGACCACAGAACAGAAAAAAGAAGCTGCCCAATATGGTAATGAGTTTGATACTCAAAATTCATTCATTAACGATTTTGATGGTGGGACAAACAGTGTAACACAAAATGTATTAAGAACGAAAAGTGGTTCAGTTGTTACATCATCTGATGGTTCTCCGGTTTATGTGGACAATTAGGATATAGTGAAAGATAATCAATGGTAAACGTTAATTTTAATAAACTTACAACTAGACAAGTTAGAGCATTACTTAGAGACCCTAACAATAGAGAAGATGGAACTCTTGTAGGAGCAGCTGTTGCTAAGAACTTGATTGGTCCTGATTATTTTGTTTCAGTTGCCAAAAGACTGAGAACATATTTCGGAAATAATCCTAAAGTAAAATACTCTAGAAAATCATTAGTTAATTCTACTCTAATCAAAAGATATAAAGAAAACCTTGGAACAGCAAAGATTCTACCAAGTCCAATCTTTGATCCTATGAAACTTGATAAGATTAATGGCACAACTAAACTTGGTGGTGGTATTCCATTATCTTTGTTTGTATCTTCTCCCGGAACTAGAGCTACTATTAACCATTTAAATGCAAGTGAACGCAAGATTATTGCTAAACGATTTTATTGCCATGTTCCTTTAATTGAAGGATTTAGAAATAATAGTAAGTTTAAACGAAATAGTTTGATTGTAACTGAAGGTCTAGTCAAGAAACAGAGTGATGAGACTTTAGTAACTGGTGATATTAGGGATTTACAGACACAAGGTAGAGCTGTTGTTTATGAAGTATTGAACAGTAAGGGTCAGAATGATGCCTATGCTACATTTGAACTTGCTAACTATTGGAAAGATAATAATCTTTTCCAAGGAATGATTCTACACTATGATACATTAGACCCTTCTCCTAATAATGCAGATGTAGGAACTTTACAACCTGATAAAGTATATCATGCTGAGATTATTGTTGTAATGCCTTCAGTAAATGATTACTATGAAGGAAGGTTTGATAGGTCAGTTAGAACTGATATTAATTTTAGAGCAGCAATCTATGGTGGTCTTGGTTATTTTCAGTATAAATAAACCATAGAATAATAAGAAAAATGGTATGAGATGGCAGTAACAAAAGCACTTTCGATAGAAGATGGTAATTTACAAACACCATCTATTGTAACGACTAGAAATCGTAAGTACAGTGATTTGGATTTAACCTTCGCTGCTAGAACTACTGGTGACATTTTCAAGAAGACTGATGCAGCTGCTGTTAAACAATCTGTAAAGACTATCTTACAGACTAACTTTGGTGAAAGACCTTTTCAACCTAACTTTGGTGCAGACCTTCGTTCTAGATTATTTGAAAACTTTACTGATGAAGAAAATGCGTTTCTGATCGAAGATGCTATTACTGATGCACTTAAGTTTTATGAACCAAGAGCTGAACTAGTTTCTTTGGATGTTAGAGACAACCCTGATAGAAACTATCTTGGTGTAAGGGTTGAATTTAAAGTAGTAAATACAGACGAAGTTGTAGTGCTAGATACTTCAATATCAAGGATTAGATAAGAATGGCGACCACAATCAATTCATCAGACCTTAACTTTGATGATATCAAAACATCACTAAAAACCTACTTTGCATCTAAGTCAGAGTTTGCTGACTATGACTTTGAAGGTTCTGGTCTGTCTAACATGCTTGATGTGTTGGCATATAATACTCATATGAATGGTTTGATTGCAAACTTTGCATTGAATGAGTCTTTTCTTCCTACAGCACAACTCAGAACATCTTTGGTAAACCATTCACTTTTGTTTGGATATATTCCAAGATCGAAGACTGCATCTAACGCAGAATTGACTGTAACTGTAGATTTAGGATCAGGTGCTGGTAAACCTGCTAGTATTACTATGCCAGCTGGAACACAGTTTACATCAACAGTTGACGGTGTAAGTTATACATTTAGAACACTTTTAGAATATACAGCATTCCCCAATCCAGTACAACCAAACCTCTATACGTTTGTTGATGCTTTAGGTCAACCCTATGTTAGAGTATTTGAAGGTGAATTGGTTGTCAAGACATTTATTGCTGAGATTACAGGGGACAGACAGGTTTATGTTGTTCCTGATCCAAACTTAGATTTGTCTACAGTTGCAGTTCAAGTATATGACAATGCCAACACAGATAACTTTACAAGTTACTTTAGTGCTAATGCTACATCTGGTGGAAATGCTATTACTAGTATTACTGCTGATACTGCTCTATATCTTCCACTAGAAACATACAATGGATACTGGGAGTTTAACTTTGGTGTTCTGGGCGTAACAGGTAAAAACCCTGTGAACGGTGAAGTTATTCGTGTTACCTACCTTAGAACGAATGGTCTTGATGCAAACGGTGCTTCAACCTTTACCCCATCTTCTACACTTGCTGTTACTGGATTTGGTAGTAAGACATTGAATACTGTAGTAAGAAGAGGCACAAAATCTTCGTTTGGTGCAGATAAAGAAAGTCCTGAATCTATTAGAGCAAATGCTCCACTTTCATATCTTGCGCAAAACAGATTGGTTGCTGCTAACGATTATAGAGGTGTTATTGCTAACGGTGTTCCGGGTATTAAGTCTATCAATGCATGGGGCGGAGAAGATAATGTTCCTGCCAAGTATGGCAAGACTATCATTTCTATTGTATATGAAAGTGATGTTAGTGCAGTCCAGAAGGCTGCTCTACAGACCCTTATCAAAAATAACTTGACTGATCCTTTGTCAGTAGTTGGTGTTGAAGCTGAGTTTGTTGATCCAACATTTATTTACTTGGACGTGATTACAAACTTTAGATACAATCAGTCTTTGACTAACTTAACTAGAGATGCAATCCAAACTAAGATTGTTGGTGAAGTAAATTCTTACTTTGCTGTAAACTCTGGAAAGTTTAATGATACAATTAGAAAATCTAAACTAACATCTCAAATAGATGCTTCTGATCCTTCTATCTTGGGGTCAGATATTGATATCAAAATGTCTGCTAGATTTACTCCATTACAGAACCCGACTACAGGAAATTTTGTTAGAACAGATTATACAATTAACTTTATTAACAATATTCAATCACCTTTGATGCAAGTTCCAAGTATTAGTAGTGATAGATTTGTTGTAAATGGTATTTCTTGTAGTATTAGAAATGCGCCACTACACTCGACTACACTTCAAGCTATTGATATTCAAGGTAATGTAGTTATTTCGAATGTAGGTAGTTATGAACCAACTACAGGTAAAGTTAATCTGGTAGGGTTCTTAATTGATTCTATTTCTTCTGGTAGTACATATTTGACTATTACTGCTAATGCTGCTGATGATAGTACATTCAAACCTTTGAGAAACACATTGATTACTTTAGGAACAAATAGATCAGTTGGTAGTGGAGATGTAAACCAAGCATCTTCTGTAACAGGCACAACGAATTAAACAATGTCAGATACCAAAACCCTTTCAGACGTAAACAGACTAAATGTAAACCTAAAAGAATCTCAGGTTGATACTGTAGTTCCTGAGCATTTCAAAGAACAGTATCCACAACTAGTAGAATTTCTGAAAGCATATTATGAGTATATTGATGGTGAAGGTGGTATTGCACATGATCTAAAAAATATCTTTACATCTAGAGACCCTGAGTCTACTTCAGATGAATTTTTGGATTTATTGTTCCAAGAAAGATCACCGGGATTTGGTCCAACCCAATTTCCTTCTCCAAGATTTGCCTATAAGCAATTGCCTATCATCTATAAGATTAAAGGCACTAACCTGTCTATTGATCAGTTTTTTAGATATTTTTTCCAGCAAGACGTAGAACAAACATTACCTAGAAATCAAATGTTTATTGTTGGTGAAAGTGAGATAGGATCTGAATCTTTACGATTTATCCAAGACTCATATTACTATCAAATCTTCTCTATTTTGATTAGGAGTGGTATTCCTGCTACCCAATGGTTAGATTACTATAAAAGTTATCTACATCCAGCTGGGTTTGCTATTTTTACAGAAACAGCATTCGAACCTGTAGTGTCTCTTTTACAAACACCATTGACAGAGATTATTACAGACTCTGATATCGCTGCCTCTGCTGCTACTGTTCTTACATCTGAAGATGGTATTGCTGGTGTAGGTCTTACTTCTATCACTGCGATTGATAGTGATGCACAGAGAAGATTTGCTGTTAGTCGTGGATTTGACATTTACCAGACTGATGCTCAAAATTCTGCTATTCTCAACAACTCACTTTACAATGGACAGTATATCTCTATTGCAGACATTCTTGATCCTAACTCTAGAAGATTCAGTGATAGTGACAATAGAGAAGATATTAGATACAACCTGTCTGATTCCTTGTATGGTGGTATTACTATGGATGAAGATAGTGGAACATTTGATACTATTGGTCTCATTCCGGGTATTAGGTTCTCTAGTACAACCGAAACTATGGACGAAGGTGTGTTCCCGTTCTATAATGATTCTGGTTTAGATTCAGCAATTGGTCCATATGTTTGATATAAATAAGTTTAAGAGTTTTCATAGGAAGTAGAAATGACAAGCACACTAGATGTATTAGATTCGGACAATGTTCTTAATAGAGGCACAGTTGCTAACGACAACACTGGTGACACTCTAAGGTCTGCTGGACTTAAGATTAATACTCAGTTCGAAAATGTTGATAGTGCTATGTTCAATACATCATGGGCAGAATGGCCTGCTGGTGTAAAAGAGACTAACTCTGTTCTGCGTTATAATGGTTCTAAGTTTGTAGGGACAAATAACGCCAAGATTGACTCTGATGGCAATACTACAGTTTTAGGAACATTATCAGTAACTGATAGTGCAACATTCTCTGGTAATGTAAACTTAGGTGATAACGATATACTAAATTTTGGTAATAGTGATGATTTACAAATTTACCATGATGGGTCAAATAGTTACATTAAAGATGTTGGGACTGGAAACCTAGTTCTATTGTCTAATAATTATAGTCTTAAAAATGCTGCTAATGACGAACAGATTATTTCTGCTGTAGAAGACGGTGCTGTAGAACTTTACTATGACAACACTAAAAGAATTGAAACTACAAATGTTGGTGGAGCAGTTACAGGTTCTTTAGTTGCTGACTCTGCTACTATTTCGGGTAACCTTACTGCTAATACTATTAGTCTAGGTGCTTCTGGAACTATTAGTAGTGATTTGACTGTAGATGGCACAATCCAAGATGTACAGGGTAATGTTCGTGCGCTGGATGTTA